GTGATGGCATGAAGTCCATCGCATTCTGGTATCCTACCAGATAACACATCTCGTGTTATCAGGAAGATACTGGCTTTGCGGGCGAAGCGTGAGGTACGCTGTAACCCCAACGACTTATATACCGACAAAATAATCGGTATAATACCCTTCGATTTTAACCCTTCTTGTGTTAACCAATTAACCTTAACTAGAGATTCTATAAAAGGAATCAATAGATAAACCTTCTCGTAAGTCCTTAACAATCCCGATATAGGGAGTGGAGTTACCTCCACTCCTCTATACCAGTACCGCTTAGCGAACTCGCAGAGTGAGTATGAAATGAGAGATTTGGTTTTGTTGATCTCAACACCCATAATTGTTAATATAGAAACATATGTTCGAGCTATCGCACGTGAGAAAATCACGATGTCATCTCCTAATATAACATATTGACCTTTAGCAGGAATATTATTCTTGTAGGCACAATAGTGTATTAAGATATGATGCGATAGTGTGAACACAGCCCAAGATGAGTAAGCACCTAAAGGTTGTCCAACTGCATATTTAATCAGTTGTCCATCTTTAGGACTTTTGAAAGGTAAGTCAACCATGATAGACTTCCATGCTAGGGCCCTTTCAGGTCCTAGTAATTTCTTCAGTACCATAAATTGGTACTCAAGAGGAAATCTATCAGTAGCTGACTTTAAGTCGAAACACCAGTACTTTCCTCCCTTCTTAATTTGGGGGTAATCACTAAGTTTATCACCTTGTTGATAAGTACAATCATCTGGAAAGAAAGTCAGGAGATGCATTATATAATCATGCAAAGGTTTCAACGCAGTTTGGGACCAGTAGTCGAAAAGAGCAATAATTCTCGTTTTACCATTCTTATCAGCTATACAACTTAATTTCCTTAACACTTTAGATCCCATTGTTTGTGTATCGTAAGATCCACAGAACACTGTATCTATAGGTAAGTGAAGTAAGTAGTGTTTAACTGATGATGAAAGAAGAAGCGCAGGGTTACGCAGCCAATGACTG